AATAATAATAAGGCTACCCAGCACTAGTTGCTGGCCCCACATAAAGGAAATACAATATGGCTGAACTAGCACAAGTAAAAACACCAAAGAGCGCAGGCTTCGTACAACCTAAGGGTGGTTCAAGCGCAAACAAGCGGCGTATAGAACGAGAAGAAGCAGAACTGAAAGAGCTTATTGAAGGACGGTCCGATGGGAATCAGGAACCCAATAGTGAGGCAGCTACGCCAGCCAAAGTACAAGATGACGGTAATACCAAACAAGAAGAAGCCAACTCTAAAGCTGAAGCACAAGAAGATGCAGCCTTAAGTAGCGAAGAGAAGACATACAAGAAACGCTACAGCGATTTAAGGAACCACTTAAATAAACAGGCTGAAGAGCTTAAGGCTATGAAGGCACAACTGAATAATTCAGGTGCAGTGCGTCCACCCACCAGCGATGAGAGCATCGAGGCGTGGGCTAACAAGCACCCTGAGATTGCAGGCATAGTTGAGACTATAGCTGAGAAGAAAGCTCAAGAGAAGTTTAACAATGCAGATGAGCGCCTAAAGAAGATTGATGAGATGAATGCTACTGCTGAGCGTACTAAGTCAGAGAATGAGATACGAGCTATGCACTCAGACTTTGATGATCTACGGGGCAGTGATACATTCCACGATTGGGCTGGCGAACAGCCTAAGTGGGTACAGGACGCTTTGTACGAGAACCAAGATGACCCAAGATCGGTTATTCGTGTTATAGATCTCTACAAGGTAGACAACGGCATGGACATTAAGGGTAAGAAGAAAGACACTAAGAGTGCCGCTTCTGCTGTAATGACCAAACGTACAACTAAACCAGACAACGATGACCCTGCAGGACACATACGTGAGTCTCAGGTAAACCGCATGTCTGCACAAGAATACGAGGCAAACGCAGACTCTATTATGGATTCTATCAGAAGTGGTAAGTTTATTTATGATATTTCTGGGGGTGCACGTTAAAAAGGTATTGACAATACGTAGATAACTGTTATAACTATGTATGTTAACTAAGTAGTGTAAAGCCCTATTCAATAGCTACCTTTACACTATTACTACAAGCAAGCCAAAACTACTAAGATAAGACTTACCTGCTTAAGTACAGGCCCGATAGTTCCACAGTTGGCAAACTGAGAACATATTGCACCCTAGAAAGAACAGCCTCTTACACAGTGTTTAAGCTTAATTATCATAAGCCAAACATCTATGGAGGATTATAATATGGCTTTTTCAACAGCGGCGGGATATGGAAATCTACCTAACGGTAATTTCAGCCCCGTAATTTATTCCAAGCAAGTACAACTTGCATTTCGTAAATCTACGGTATGTGGTGATATTACCAACTCAGACTATTTTGGTGAGATTGCTGCCCAAGGAGATACTGTAAACATTATCAAAGAACCAGAAATTTCTGTGAAAGAATACACTAGGGGTACGCAGGTCACAGCCCAGGATCTTGATGACGAAGATTTCTCATTAGTCATTGATAAAGCTAACTATTTTGCTTTTAAGATGGACGATATTGAGGAAGCGCATTCGCATGTAAATTTCATGGAACTCGCTACTAATCGTGCAGCATATCGTCTTGCTGACCAGTATGACCAAGAAGTCTTAGGCTACTTGTCTGGTTTCAAGCAAGGCTCTCTACACGCTGTAGCAAGCGCAGTCAACACCACAACAAATGGTGACGTTGCTGTAGCTACTGCAGGTACGGACGAATTGTTAAGCACTATGAAGCTAAACAAGGGTAGCTTTGGTAATATCACAACTACATCTGCAGGGGCGCATTCTATTCCCTTGACAGCACGTATGCCGGGTGCTACTTCTCTACCAACTGCTACAGCATCACCAGCAATGGTTGTTGCACGTATGGCTCGCCTTTTGGATCAACAGCAAGTTGACACACAAGGACGCTGGTTAGTAGTCGATCCAGTATTCATGGAGATTCTTCGTGATGAAGATTCACGCTTTATGAATGGCGATTTCGGTGAATCAGGTGGGTTGCGTAATGGCTTGTTCATTAACAACTTCCACGGTTTCCGTGTATACACTTCAAGCAATTTGCCTGCAGTGGGTACTGGTGCTGGTACATCAGGTACAGCAAACCAAAATGCTAATTTCGGCATTATAGTAGCTGGACATGATTCTGCTGTAGCAACTGCTGAGCAGATCAACAAAACGGAAACATATCGTGACCCTGACAGCTTTGCTGACATTGTTAGAGGTATGCATCTATACGGTAGGAAGATTCTTCGTCCAGAAGCAATCGTCACTGCCAAATATAACGCAGCGTAGGGGAGGAAAAACTTATGGCTACTTTAACCACATTTTTAGCGCCTACTCGTGGGACAGGTAATCCTTCGAGAAAGCCCTATATGATCGAAAATACTGTCGATCTTACTGCGAGTGCAGTTGACGCCTCATCTGGTGACATCATCCAAGCACTAACAGTACCTGCTTCAAGTGTTATTCTATGGGCTGGTTTCCAAGTTATGGAAAGCGCCACTATGGATTCAAACACTGACGCAACGGCAATTCTTGGTAACGCTGCAGATAACAACGAGTATGTTGCAGCATTTGATATTGATGGAGCAACAGATCTTGTCTATGCACCATCCGTAGCACCTGCTGGCGTTCTTGTCAATCCTGCAGACGAAACACTAGATCTTACTATTGCAGGTTCAGGGTCAACCTTTACTGCTGGTAAACTACGTGTATTTGCCATGTTGATGGACGTAAGCGAAGTCGGAGACATGACTGCTCAAGAAGTAGATCGTGACCTACTCGCATAAAGACTAAACTTTAGGGGCTGGGAAACTGGCCCCTTTAGCTTACCTTAAGGATATATAATGGCATATGATTATCTAGGCTTAGTTAATGACGTAAACAGACGGCTTAATGAGGTTGAACTTACTGCTTCAAACTTTAGCTCTGCTATTGGCGAGTACGCTATGGTTAGAGATTCTATTAACGTAGCTATACGATATATCAACCAGCATGAATTTGCATATCCTTTTAATCACGACACCAGTACGTCTGTACTAGTTCCAGGAGTAGTACGTTACGCAATACCTACTGATGCTAAATACGTTGACTACAATACAGCTAGACTAAAAAAAGATACTACCATCAGTTTCTCAGGACAGAGTTTAGATACCCTTCCTTACAATGAATACATAGATAAACAATACATAAACCAAGAAGATGAAGTTGTCTCTACAACTCTCAATGGTTCACATTCAGCTTCAGTAACAACTCTAACGCTAACCTCTACAACAGGCTTTACTGCTAGTGGTACTATTCACTTAGGTGGTGAGCAGGTTACATACACAGCTATATCAGGCAATGACCTTACAGGCTGTAGTAGAGGTGTTAATTCAACTACTGCTGCTATCCATGCAAGTGGCACTACAGTTACACAGTTTTCAGAGGGTGGAGCACCAAGATTTATTGTACGTACACTAGACAATAACTTCTTACTGTACCCCTTCCCCGACAAACAATATCAGTTATCTTTTGATTACTTTACATTGCCTACAGACTTATCTGCTGCTACAGACGTACCTAGTTTACCTGTTCAGTTTAGATATATCATAGTTGAAGGTGCAATGTACACAGCTTACATGTTCAGAGGAGAGACACAAGAAGCTAACTTTATGAAGAGTAACTTCGAAGAAGGCATTAAACAGATGCGTAGTCTATACATTAATAAGTACAACTATATACGCTCTACTGTTACTTCGGGTAGTTCTAACGGCGCATTCGCCTCTCAAAGCAGAGTCCTCTAATACATGGCAACGAATAGAGAAACATTCCCTGTAGAGTTTAAGGGTGGCTTAATTACAAACTTAAGCCCTCTGCAGCAAGGTATTAACATGCCAGGTTCTGCTGCTACTCTAAAGAACTTTGAGCCGTCTATTACAGGTGGCTATAAACGCATATTAGGGTTCTCTAAGTTTGACCCTTTTGTTATACCTCCCTATGGCTCTCCTGTAGTTTTTGGTGCAAGTCAGACAGGCACAACTTTTATTATAGCAGGCACTCATACTACTGCAGCAGCAGGAGATACATTTACTGTCGCAGGTATTACAGGAACGTATACTGTAGGCAGTGTAGCCTTTGATGGCGCTAATAACAGAACAACATTAACACTTACTACTTCTTTAGCTTCAAGCCCTGCTAACGGCGCTGCAGTTACCTTTGTTTCTTACACTACTGCGTTTAGGACTTTAGGTGTAGAGGTTTTTAATGACAGTGTACTAGTAGCCTTAAACAATGATCTGTTTCAGACAACAGGCGCAGGCTATACTAAAATAAATGTACCTTCCTATGGTACTGTATTAGTGAATGGTGCAAGTCAGACAGGGGCTACACTAGCAGTTGACGCTTTGACTTCTGTACCTCAGGCAGGAGATGTCTTTACAATAGCAGGCGTAGACAAGGTATATACTGTTCTTACTAACGCCACAGTATCTTCTGGAGGTTCTACATTAGCAATCAACCCTGATCTAGCCTCAAGTCCTGCAGACAATGCAGTAATTACTTTTATTAGCTTGAGTCGTGAGGGTGCTTTAAGAACACGCTTCAGTGAGTACAACTTTACTGGCACTAAAAAGGTATCTATCGTTGACGGTGTAAACTCACCTGCTATATATGATGGCTCAACCTTTACAGATTTAATTGCTGCCCCTGCTGACGTAGTTGGCGCAACGCAGGTTATAGACTTTAAAAATCATATCTTCTATGGTAAGTTAGATGTGTTATCCTTTACGGCCCCATTTTTAGATACTAACTTTGAGATAGGTGACGGAGCAGGTAGCATACGTGTAGGTGATACGATCACTGGTCTTGCTATCTTCAGAGAACAACTTATAGTCTTTACAGAGAAAACAATATTTAAGTTAACAGGTGTTAGTTCAAGCACCTT